CCATTTACGGGGCGGGGGTTTGGGGTACATGGACGTCGCTCGTCGTATCATATCATTTTGTCCTCCGGTCACGTTTCCTTTGAAACCGGGAACAACATCGTACTTAATCATGGATGGTTTCCAAGTACTCATATATACATATGTGTCATTAAATCTTTAATCAATTGATCCGTCACCGTTCTCTAATAGGTCTGGATCTATAAATTCTTGTAGGTCTTCTCCCGTTAATGCCATGTTGTGACCGATGGGCATAGCAAATTGTTTATATATTTCCGGTCGCATGCGAGTATCCTTCTCGGGGTGTTGGATACGATGAGAATGAGGATCCCATCTAGGTTTCATTCTATTTTGATTTACTTGTATATGCAATTTACTGTTCTCTATTTGGAGTTCTTTCAATTCCTTTTTCAAATCCTCTAGGGTTTCCTTCTTCTTAGCTTTAGCGATCACGCTTTGGCGTACTATCCAGGGTTGCAGACAGTGGATGGTCGTCGGCATATACATTTAGACAATATAATCTTTATATCGTTGGTATAAATTCCCACCTAAGATCGTTACATATCTTCTTCCAAATTACATCCTGTTGATAGAGTTTTTCCTTCGATTTTAAGAGGGGAAAGTACTGACAATATATATCTTCGGATAATAATTCACAAAACTTAAACAACACATACGAGTAGGATAGGAAATTTTTTCTTTCTTTGGGACAATTGTCATCGAATGGTTTTTGTATATCCTTGAACATAATTCTAAGTCGTTCCTCTAATTCTTGTGGCATACTAGGAGGTTTGATACCATTAAGAATATTTGTTATATACGGTACATGTTCATAAAATCTATTTAATTTTAACTTTTTAAGTAAACCTCGTATTTTGGCATGAGTTATCTCTTCTAATGATTTTATCTTCAACTTTTTTAACTCTGCCCGTAACTGTTCTATCACTTCCGGTGGTATCGTAGTCATTTCCTGTGCCTGAAATTGACTCATCCACTCGTTAAAATGGTTTTCTCTTTTGTATGAGTAATTCACTATCTTTTCGGAACTTTCTTGTTCCTCCCTATATGTAAGTTCTTGATTAATCATTTTGGATACAACTAAACCACAATTGTCACACGTAAGGTCGCTAGTGTCGTTAAAGTGAATAACATTACTATCGGGACATCTCGGGCAGACATCAACCATTTCTTTCACGGTCTGTCTATTTATAGATTGATTTTCTACGTCTATTAAATAATCAACATAAATGTCTTTTCTCTGGAGACCATGAGTTTCCTTACAATTAAATACGTTATCGACAGTTGTAACCTTATCTAAATCATCGGTATATTGGTTCATATATGGCATACATTTTATGATATATTCACTCATCTCGGAATGATAAATTTTGGAATTCTCGGGATATTTTTCTATTAGTTTCTCCCATTCGTTAATTTTGTTATTGTATCGGCTTAAAAAATTACCTTCCATATATTATAATGTTAGTCAATCTTTTAAACCATGTATTACTGAAGGTATACGGGTTATATAAATGGGTTACCACCAGGCCGGACTATCATATACATTCTAAACTGATGGAATATCAGGTTAGTGAAGACGATGACAGGGATGAGCACATAACACATGAAATGTGGAAACACGAATCACAATTTTGGTTTCAAAATCGTAAGAAGTTTTATGCGAATGTTACATCCCAGGATGATTACCAAAATCACATTCCTAAACGGGTGAAAAACGTCTTTCTTCGGATACGATATTGGTATAACGGGAAGATTTATAAAATAGTGACAAACAATTTGAATATGAAACTACCAGATGATTTAAATACCGAATTTTCATTTAGTATCCCTTTGAGTAAAGTTCATTTAGTAGATGATAACGAGAATCCACTAGAAGACATTACTGAAAGGGTGAAAGTGTATGCCGGCCCCAAAAATGACTTTCACGGACAGGAAATTTATATAAAAGATTTTCTAAATCAGGATGAAGACGAGATCATAGCTAAATACCCAAAAGTTAAATTAACAAACTCATTGGGGATGTCTAAAGTATTGAGTTCTTCGACCAACAAGATTACTGATCTGCGGGTACCTTAGTGGCTAAATAAAACTTGAGTTCTCCTAGGCTTGCTACGTTATACTTCAGAATAAGGAAGCGATTTGCCTCTTCTTGTAAAATCTGAACACTAGAACACATGCTAGAACCCTTAGCGAAAATATTAAGATATCTCAATGAATAGAGTCCCGAAATCCTTGGACTCTCTTCACTGCAAGATATAGACGTTTCCTGATTGGCGAAATCCCCGTCACATTTTAAAGTCATGAGCGTACCTTGACGGGTGATTTCTATTTCTGTGCCTATATTTGACATATCTCTACACAAACGTTGAAAATCAACCGACGGGAGAGTCGTAATTGTACTCATCTCAATATCCGGTACCTCAATCTGACTTTCATTTATATCGAGTAGTTTAAGTTGAAATTTGGTATTTGTATTTTTAGATTCGGACACAATCTCGACATTCATGTATTCTTTTGAATCTATCGAAATATTCAAAATATCCGAATTAGTTATGGATTTTAACAACTTGAATGTATTTGATATATTGATACCAGCGACAACCTCTTCGTTACATTCATATTCTTCAAAATTATCGGCAGGTAAATGCATATCAATCAAGGACGTCCTCGCCGTATCTAAGGTTGTGACATACATCCCACCACTTTTGAAATATATATTTACGTCATTGAGGATATCCTTTAAGACTTCGAAACAAGACTTAAAAGCAGATGCCTGGATTGTAGCCAATTTCATGTTATCAAATAAAGTGATTACTTCTTTATGTCATTATATGCGTCATTTACGCTAGCATTAATCCTGTCTTGCAGTTCTCTTGTTATTGTTGGTTTAAGTGAAGACCCATATGAGTCTAAATCATATATACAACTATCGGGTTCCGCGTCATCTAAATTTGTAGATGCGGTGCCACTCGCACCCCATCCTACAAATTCTTCTGACGGTAACATTGATCCAAGCCAACCTTTAACTTCTCCTCCCACCAGAAGTTTTCCATCCTTTGTTATCAGACTCGGGACGCGTTTCAGTATCTGTACATACTGATGGGGTATTCCCTGAGTATCAACATTATGAAATTGTATCATAGATTTAAGTTGAGGATGTTCATGGATATATTCCAGTACATCTTGTGAGTGATTACATTTACTACTAAATATCAGAAGTGCCATCTACTATGAGTAGTTTATTTTCTAAAATTAAATTAACGCATATAGGTATATGAGGATAACAGTTGCTTTAGTTCTTATTGCCCTGGTCATTCTTCTGAGTTACAAACGCGAAACATACATGGATATGTTTGGGTACTCAGGACATTCGGATCCCATAAACGGAATTGTTCTCGCGGATAAACCAATCGATAAATCGAATTACAGATATGAAGAAACCAAGATGAATAATGACACAATACAAAAAATCATCTTGGCCACGAATGCGGCCATTGAAAAGAAGACAAAGGTGTGTAATTATATCATCGAAACGCTGGGCGTGAAAAAGTTTGTGAAAAAGGATAGTAGCGACAAGGGACCCGTGGTCATACACCAAGCATCTTTTATGGCGGTGAAGGAGGGTGGATTTGCGTTTGGTTTTGCGGTTACGGTCGATGTAGATATTAACAAAGAAACGCCGGTAGTCATGTCACTTCAAACACAACCCATGGATAGCAAAGTATTGGACGAAAATGCGATTAAAGCATTCACAGAAGGTAAGGAGGGACAGGAATTTATAAGTTACGATCTTGTGAAGAGAGCCGCCTTACCAACTAAAAGTGAGTTGGAATCCGCAAAAAACAAAATCAAGTAATATCAATGATCAATTTGGATGATGTTCAGAAAATCGAGGAAAATCGAAAACAGATCAAAAAGGAATTGTATATGAAAATATATGAACAATTTTCGACTAAGATACGTCAGAGTGCTGAATATGGTCATAAGCAGATATTTCTCAGGATACCAACATACGTCATGGGATATCCCGCATTCGATAGACCACAGGCGGCACTATATATAGATAGACAACTTAGAAGATCCGGTTTTACCACACAGCGAGTATCGGACATAGATATTTATGTATCTTGGTTCATATATAAGACGAAAAAATGCACGAAAGATCGAGGAGACGAGGATGAGATAGATGATATAGAATTACCTAGTTTTGCTAACCTCAGAAAGGCAGCAAATAAATACAGATGACCAGTGCGTACTAAATTATTTTTTAAAAACACACTCTATGATAAATGGATAACTTGAATGTTCTAGTCGAGGCGAAAAAGGAGTACCTCGGTCAGATGTGTCACCTGATGGTTCCGGTTATGATAGAGACCTTTTCAATTATGTATGACGAAGCTGTAAAAATGTCCAAGGGCAGAAAAGTATTGCAAATGTTCCAGAAACTTTTGAAAGAAGTTCCCAATTGGAGCGATAACATGTCAAAGACTCACGCGGATAATATTACATCCAGATGTGCTTGGTATTCAGATCTCCTTGCCGCAGTTTTTGTCGCTTGTACGAAGATATTATCTGCGGTTCGTCTTAAATCGGATAACAAAAAGATAAGCTTAAAATTGCCAACGAATGAAATATTCATTCAAACATGTTATAATTTGGCAGCCAAAGATCTTTATAAAGATCCCTATGTATTACACGAAAACCAAAGCGAACATGCGAGAGATGAACAACTGGCGGTCCGCTTCATTGCCTGCATCGAAAATTCCGTGAAGGATCTCATACCCGTGCAACAGATATTACAAACTTATATGTCACAGGAAAGTAGAGACATCGATCTCGATGGTACTCATGATGGCGATGCTGAAGATCCTGACATTTATGACGGAGAAGGCGAGCAACCTGGTGCAGAAACACTTCCCGACGGCGCCGATGTCAGCGAAATCGGACAACAGATGGGCGGCGAAGAGCAACCCATCGATGAAACGATGGAACACGGCGAAACGGAAGAAATGCCCAGTTTGGAAGAAGACTGTGAGCCTACACAACCGTCCGCTCTCGATAATGAGTTTAGAACTATTCCCACCGTACAGGATCCGAGTGGTCAGCAGCAAATGAGTCCCCCGACCGATGACGGTGTCTTATTCGGGGATGCCCCAGAACGCCGAACAAAAAAAGTTGGCTACTATTAAATGGAACTTTCCGACTATTTAAGAGACCCAATCTGGGCGGCCGCGATTGGTGGTGGTATTACAGCAGGATATATACATGCTAAGGCACAGCTTAACAAAGAGGGTAAATTACAACCGAGTGCGTACACGAAGCCCGCGGCGTTAGTTGCCATACTTGTGTATTTCATCGTTTCCATGGGTGTCGGACAACGTGAGACCATCTCGACGGAACCGTTTTAAACTCAAACTTAAAGATTAGATAGTAAATATATTCATAAAAATGGCGAGCGTGTCAGCGTTCACAGACATGATGTCACAATTTCTTGTGGAATTACATAAGGTTTTCCCACAGGAGAAGGGTATTAAAAAATTTATGGCTCAGTTGGAATTGGCCAAAACCGCGAATCCAAGATTGGTTGTCGATGGATTTATGAAGGGGATTACCCCATACGCGGATAAAATCAGTAATAAGGACGAATCGTTCTTATTAAACGAAGTCGGTAATATTGAATATCTCAAAGATCTTAATTTGAAGGATAACTGGAACGATAGCTTGTCTCCTAATACTAAGGACGCAATTTGGCAGTATTTACAAACCTTATATATGTTAGGTACCACGATTACAGCCATTCCCGCCGAGACACTCTCAATGATTGAGGGTATCGCCAAGGATTGTGCCGACAAGATGGAGAATGAGGGAGGTGAATTGGATGAAGCTGCTCTCATGAAAACCATGAACAGTATGTTTGGTGGTATGTTGAAAAAATAAACTTACGATATACTAAATGACAAAGGTTTGGTTCGAAGATCCAAGACAGCTCATCCGACAAGACAAGATTTCTCAGTTTTGGCCTAATAATAAACAGACACCAGCCGAACGTGTTAATTCGGCTTCAAGATTTATAATTTACACTACTTGCTTTTTATACTTAATTCGTAGGGATATTCGAGTGTTTGTCCTAGGTGCAACCTCTTTGGGTGTTCTTTATGTTATGTACAGGAGTAACATGATTAAAGAAACATATGGCGTTCCAACGCGATCTACGGGTTCTGGATGCCAAATGCCATCCGGGGACAATCCAATGGGTAATGTTTTATTGACAGACATCACAGATCGTCCTAATCGTCCCCCGGCGTGTGAATACTCTTCAGTGCGACCCATTATTCATGCTTTAGTCGATCAGCGCGTACCGTTCGATGCCGGTCGATCTCGTTCTCCCCTCCCTCATATTCAACGTAAAGCGGCTTCTCGGCAATTCATTACCGCGCCGGTCTCGATGGTTCCGGGAGATCAAACCGCATTTGCTGAATGGTTATATGGACCCAAAAACGGCGTATCCTGTAAGGGTGGAAGTCAGTTTGCATGCAACCCGAATGCTCGGGGTGTTCAATTAGAGGCGTTCGCAGGAATTGGAAGTGATGGAGACAAACGAAGTGGTATGCACGGTTTCACACATGTCTAAATAATAAATCTCACCTAATAATAAATGGCGTACCAACTCCAGCCCGGTTTATCCCTAGTCGAAAATCCAGCTCTTCCGAAGAGCAGCGCAACTGATGATGTTTTTGTTTACCCTCAACCCAGTTCTATCAGCATGGGTACCCGTCCCAATACGATGTTATATGGTACGGCTCCCGCCAAATTTGGCAAGGGTGCTCCTGCCCAATATGTGGAAACGAGCGATCGTTTGAGACCGCAAAGTACATCTACACACAACAAACAACCGATCAAGACTTGGGAGCGAGGTATCTTCCCGGTTCAAGACAAGGGCGTCGTTTTGCCGCCCCAATCCGTGGCATACAAAGGCCCGGCGAGTACTCGTGCTGATCTCCAGAACGGCCTGTTTGACAAGCGATATAATTAAAAATGTTTTGATAATATAAGAATGGCTGATCCTATTTCCGTTTTGGCGGTTGCCGGTCTGGTATATGCGGGACGTGCCTTGAGCACAGAATCGAATCCAGCAGAATCGGTCCCAAAGGAAGAAATTATTGAAGCTCCCTCTGAACAAACTCTTTCCGATAAAGTTCCTAAATTTAATCAAACACAATTTGCCCCTAGAACGGAAATACCCCAGAAGAAGGAGATGGCTACCTTTGCCGATGTGGCTCCCATGCCCAGAAGCGGAGGTCAGGAAATCCTCGATATGCGAGAGCGTATGTATGATCAGGGTAAAATGAATAACCTGGCCCCCATCGAAAAACAACTCGTTGGACCGGGCTTAGGTAACCCGGATGCTCCGGCGACGGGTGGATTTCAACAACTTTTCCGTGTTAATCCTACATTAGTTGGCGCTCACAAGCTTACGCAATTACCGGGCCGTGTCACCGGTCCAGGACATGACGTGGGCGGTGGTCTTAGAACGGCCACCCCGACGGTTGGTCATAATATGCCAGAAAAGACGGCGTTCCTTCCGGATCGTCTTCCGAATGCCGGTGGTTATGCCCAAGGCATGTCCGGTGCCCGAACTCGTCCGTCTCATCAACGCACGATGCGAACTACCAATCGCGCAGAGACTGGTTTGCGAACAGATGGTTTAGGTTATGCCCCGGCTAAACGTGTAGTCAGTGGCTTAACGAATGCCCAAGATATCACCCGACTCAAGAACGATGAACACACTCAACAATTCTACTATAACAACCAACCGGCTCCGGGTATTAGTAACTTCTATAACGGACATAACGTTGCTCCGGCTACCAATCTCGCATTGGAAAACAAGAGGGGTTACGGTTATTCCGCCGAGCAGCTTCAAAGGTACGGTTTCCGTGCGGATGACCGTCGCGGTAACCCCAACCGTCGTGGTAATGCCGGAAGGATGAACGTCCGTGAGGCTCCGTTAAAGACGACGGGCTTGGTTACCAGCGTCCGTTCCGATACGAGTCGTATCGATGGTCGCGATGGTGTGATGAGCGGTGGATGGACACAACAATACAACCAAGTTCCGTATCACAACTTCAATCCTAACAAAGACGCCCCTAACCCGTATGCGACGTCTGGTTCTGCGGGCTTAGATGTCGCCAAGGAACAACTCAAGAATAACCCGATCGCCCAAAAACTGTACAAATAAGTATTTTATATCCCAGAACAAGAGTTAAACACTCATTAAAATTATATCACCTAATTTTAATGAAGGTCCATACCTTAGATATCGATAGTAGTCATCGTGATCCCGTAACGTACGCGAATCCAAATGACTATGTCGTTAGTCTTGAGACTCCAATTTATGACATCTCACAAATTAAACTAGTTAGTGCGCGTATTCCCACACCACAATACTTGGTATGTGAAAGTAATCGTAGCTTTAAATTTAGAGCGACCAATCAGGCTGGTAACACACAAGAGTTCGGTGTGTCGCTATCTGTAGGGAACTATACAGGAAGTAGTTTTGCGGCGTTATTCCAAAGTGTTGGGGGTTATAATTTTAACATATCTTACGATAGCAATAAGAATAGGTTTCAGATGGGTCAGCCCACAGACTCTAATGGTCAAAATCTGCAACTTCTTAGATTTATGTTTAAAACCGGACAAAATGGATACGATGATTCAAGTTCAGAACAGACGACACCACATCAAATTTTTGGACTGCCCGCACAGGATTTACAAATGATAGGCGGTGATTTTGGTGCAGCAAACTTAGATGGGCCAAATTCCCTGGTAATGCGTATATCTTCTGGATCAGAACAGTTAAATCAGACTCTTCCTACATCG